CTGTTTACGGGCGCGTCAATAAGTCTGAAATTTTTAATATCCTGATATTTTTTCATTATGCCGTTCCCCCTTGTACGGTATACCACTGGTTCCCGACTCGTTTTTGCAAAGGCGCATAATTAATACCATCAATATTTTCGCCTTGATTATCTTTCCAGACGGAGGTAACTACATATCCGGGAGTGTTAGGCCAGGAACCTGCATTGTTCCAGGTAGTCACTGATGTGCCAGCCCCTAACTGAACATCTAAGACGAGATTATTATTAATCCAGGTACTTAACCAGTCATTTCCCCATAGCGAACCAAATATATCACCGTTATTATGATAGATGGCCCCGCCTGCACGAAGCGTGTTAGCGGTGATATCGCCATTGACCGTAAAGACAATCGAACCATCAGGATTTCGCTGGCTGTACAGATGCCATCCCTGATCGTCGTCCAGTTCAATAACTGTTGGCCTGTTTGCGTCGCCCCATAAATTAAACGTGGCTGTCATTGTCGAATTATTATTACTCGTCAGTGACAGCCTTTTCCCGTCACCTGCTCGTATGCCACCATTAGTGAGAACATCTACTGACATGTGTAACCCGGAATTATCGATATAACCGACCCGGGCATTATTGGCGTAAATACCCAGAATGCCGTCGCCATCCTGTTTAAACCCTGTATCGTTATCACCGAGCACAATCGAATTACCGCCCAGTGCATTGTCAGTACCAATACCCAGCGGGCCGTTAAGCTGCCCCCCTGTAATCGGCAATGCACCCACATCTTCGTAAGTGGGTTTCATCAGACTATTAAACAGTGTATATGTCTGACCGCTGGTTGAGTTTCCCGGCTGTACTGATGAATATTCAGGCGTGCTGTACAGCGTGACATTTGCATTGCCGGTGTAATCATATTGCGCAATTAACCAGTACGCATGCTGGCCGATATTAATATAAATATCGTAAGTGTCGCCTGATGTATTAACCCATGCGACCTCGTTAGCAGAAGTCGGCGAGCGTCTCCACAGCGTGGCGGTTATTCCAACAGGTGAACCATTACCGGCACGCAGCACTAATTCACTGATTGCCGCCTGCTCAAATAAGCCAACGTTAAACCCAGCCCCTCCATATAATTTAATCACCGCAGTTGATGTAGCCTGCGGCATTACAACCGTGGCGATTTTGTACCATCCAGAAGCATTATTAAATGTGATGTTGGTAGAGGTCACGGCACCGATAGTTCTCGCAAATTGTTTTTTGTCCGGAATATCGCCGCCGTTCTGATTTTTTTCAAGACGGGTTTTAACCTGTTCATCGATCAGCCTGCCAATGGCGGCGTGAAGCTGCGTATGTTCGCCTTTACTGAGTGGTATGCCGGCGGCTTCAATAACAGTGCAGACCTCTTCCTGGACTGCATCCCACATATCACTGTTGAGATCCGTTGCGCGGCGGCCCGTGGCGGGATCACCATTCGTAAATCCGTTTTTTCCCTGACCAAATTTATCTTTTTGCGCAGTGGGCGTATCAATTCTGTGCATTCTCTTTTCCTTCCGGATAAGCAAAAACAACAACCGTATGCGATGGACAAAGCTTATCAATCACACATTCAGCAACAGTATCGCCCCACGTTCTGATCGCAGAATCGCAGGTGCTTGTACAGGTCTGCCAGCTGATGTTCGCATCGGCCGGAATATTCACACGCCAGTAGTAACGCCAGAATTTCCCCCATTCAGGATCGGGTGTGCTGTCGAGATTCTGAAACTGCTCAATGGTGGCAGCGGTATACCCCAACGCATCAAGCTGTTCCCGATAAAACCTCTCGTTTATACCACCGGCAACATTTGCCTTTGCATCCAGCCGTTGCTGGCGCTGCTGTAATGTCTGCACGCCTTCCGGTGCACAGGAATCAGGCAGGCCATACAGCTGTTCATAACGGTCTATCAGTTCTGTGGTTCTGGCCGGATCAATTTCAGCCATCAGTTCATCCGCTCTCTGATGTACCCGGTTCAGCGACGGTGCCAGCCCTTCAATCAGTGGATTTTCTCCATCCCAGGCAGGCCCTTCCGGCAGAAGGTGATAAAGTAACTGCGTATATTCGTCCTGTAATGCCATAGTTATCCGTTCTCCCCGGTATAGGTGGCCCAGGTTATATTCCCCAGGACAGGAAGTTCAGTTTTTCCCAGTGCCACATCTGCCGCCGGCACACGCAGCTGATGTGCCACTTCCCCGGTCGCCAGGCTTATCGCCTCGCTGATTCGCGAAACATAAATTTTTCCGGACGGCGCGCCATCACGCAGCATCAGCGCATTTAACTCCGCAATAATGGCAGTACGAATTTCCGGGGTATCTTTGGCCAGTGCGACTGTTACCGGAATGCTTTTTTCAGTGGCAGCGAAAACAAAGAGACCGCCGCCAGCAACAGGTGCCAGCGGCAAAATATGGTCACGTACAGCCTTAACGAGATCGTCGCCAGGAGCCGGATTAACCGGGTTACTGGTAGCCACCATCACACCAACGGTGCCGGTCCCCTTATAATGGCGGAATGTCCACGCACGGGTTATTCCTGCGATTTCCTTTGCCCAGATGACGTAATCAGGATCAGCGCCCCCCTGTGGTATCCAGTAATAGCGCTCCATGACACGCGCGCGCCACGTTTCAGGCTCCTCTGTATCAGCCCCCCCGGTCAGAGTGTCAGCGTAACCTGTAGAAGGAATACCAGTAATCGGCGTGCCAAGGCGTAACGCCGTACCATCGTCAGTATTACCGGCAGTTCCCGCCACATCAGCAATAACCGGCACACGTAACAGGCCGCCGGAAGCTTTCACCGTCTGCAGGGTCGTGAATGTAACCTGATCATCCCGCTGAATCTGTGTCCCCGCGGGGATCTCCGGCGTTCCGGCAATACCATCCCAGCGTGCAAATCCCTTCGCAGATACGGCATTTTTCCTGGGACAACGCTTAATCCTCGCGTGACGGTAAAGCCAGTCCTCATCACACATATCAGGCAGCATATTCCGGGCCAGATAATCGATATAACCATACAGCGTATGTACGGCAGCAGCCTGTACCCGGCTGTAAACCTCGGCATCCATGCGACGTAACACAACATCCTGTTGAAAACGGGTCAGTAAATCGCTGCGAATGGTAGCAATCAATTGAGGAAGTTCAGGACGTGCAAATTGACTGTCAGCCATTAAGTTCGCTCCATATATCATCGAATGTAATATTGTGAATTACCCCGTCCCGCTGATATATCGTCACGCCAGCTGCAAGGGTATCTGTTCCTGTGCGTTCAGATGTCACATCAATACGTGCCGCCACGCCATCGTCTGTCATCCACGCCAGCGCCTGCTGCATGTATTCACGGGCATCCTGCGGCGTTTTATTGGTGAGTTTGCGGCGTTTCAGCAGGTAGAGGCGGGAACCGATGCGGTCATTCTGAACAGCAGGCCAGGTGTCCCCCCACCAGCCGTATGGCTGTGGGGTCCTGTCATCCCGCTCCGCCCGGCGCCAGGTAAAAAGAGAAATCACCACTGCCCGCGTCAGAAGGTCGAGCGAAGCCGTGGCATCCTTACGGATTCCATTAACATAAAGGATCATGGTGTCAGCTCATGGGTTGGCCAGGCTTATCGGTTATACCGCCGCCATCGCCATTTTCTTTATGGGTATGACCGTTATAGGTCGTGCGCATTTCAGCCATCGTTTTTCCACTGCTGTCACAGTTGTCCCTGATATCGCCAGTGGATTCGATCGGCATTTCAAAACGTGCTTTAGTGGCATTCGTGAAAATAACTGGCTTTCCGCCGCCATTTATCACTATTCCGGCGCGGGTTAATGTGACTGACTGCCCCTGATCGTCATATAGCGCGACTTCCCCGCGCGCCAGCCCTTTCAGTCTGAAGCGGCGGTCAGCCACAACCACAGCCACTCCGTGCGAACGGTCACCGCCGGGAAACAATACCACCGCTTCTGCGCCATTCTGTGCTGCAGAGGTGAAACCGTAAGGTTCAAGATGCTCCACATTTTCTTTTTTTTCACCGGCAATAAGTTTCAGTCCGGCAGTCTGGCATTTTCTGACGGTATCAATCGCGGTAATGACTGCGCGCGTTATCATGTTCTGAAGAGGATGGTTAGCCATCAGAAGTCCGCCTCCTCACTGACTTTTTTCTTCGTTTTCGGCCTGAATGGTTCAGGAAGATAAGCATCCGCAGGCCCCACCCGGATTTCGGTCAGGGTGCCGTTATTGTCCTGGCTGTACGTCACTTCAGCGATCACCAGCGTTTCATTGTCAAAACCGTTCAGCGGGTCATACACCACCACGGCCTGATTCGGTTTCCACAATTCGCCATTCCCCTGTCTCCATCCCTGTACGGTATAGGTGGTTTCCATCGTTTTCGCCGCACGCTGACGGGCTTCAAATTCACAGCGTGATTTGCAGCTGTCAGTTGTGGCAGTTCCTGACTGCTGAATGGTGTGGGGACGATACCGCGTGACGCCTGCATCACCAGTACTCTGCCGGATAGCAGCAATGGTTGCCTCGCCGAAATCGTCATCCGTACCAGGACGCTGCCCCGTAACCAGATAACTGGAGAAACGCTCACGAACACTACGCTCGGTATCACAGGAAAGAATATTTTCGCCAAGTACCAGTGCCGTGGCTGCTTTCATACTGCCCGGCCTGCCGAGAACCAGCCGTCCCCGTTCGTCATCATATGCCAGCGCCTGAGCCTGTCCAAGCAGCCTGTTCAGACAGTCCACAACCGTTTCACCATGTTCCGGCTGAGCCTCAATAACGGCGGCTGCCGGCGCGCCTGCATCAACAACGTCCACACCGAATGGCCGGGCAAGTGCGCTGGCGATCAGGAATAAATTTTTCCCGTTATGCTGTGCAGGCGATGCAGAACAGTCGATAAGATCTGCCGTTTTGCTGCGCCCGACAATGCCCGTCATAATGGTCTGCGCATCATAACGTAGCGGTAACGCCTCAACCCAGCCGGTAATAACTAAATCATCGCCAATGAGTACCTCTACAGCGTCACCATTTTTTACTGGCGGTACGTCTTCTCCACCAGGCCACTGCCGGGTGATCGAGACATTAAAGTCCCGGGCAATACGGTCAATGCCCGCACTTATCCGTACTGACGTCCATCCTCCCCAGTCACGCCCGTTGACGCGTAAAAAAACCGTATTATTCATCGTACCGGAACCCTCAGCGGCTCAACCGGGATAAATCCCGGATGGGGAACGGGATTACGAGTGAGGATGTCAGATTCCCGCCCGGCGTCGTCATACCAGGTCGCAGCCAGTACCAGCGCAGGCAGAACATCATCAGGCGTTCGCAATGCAGTACGTTCAACCTGTGCCAGCCGTGCAGAAATATCGCGATTGAGATCCGTCCGCATAACGGAAATTTGCTGGAAAAGCACATCGTCCCGGATACGCAACTGCTCCTGGTCAATCGCAGCATTGAGCGCGGTCCGGATAGCTTTCAGATCTTCATAATTCGGTGGAGAGCTGCCATTACCGACTGTCTGTACACCATCCAGCGCCGGATGCATGACAGTGATAATGTCTGAGTCACTGCCTGTTCCTGCAGGCTGATTTACGCCCCGGACATCAGGTACATCACGCGGCTGCTTCAGTGTTGTCACGGCGTGGACGGCTGTGCTGATGGCTGTTGTCCTGATGGCGGCTGCGATCATATTGCGTTGCATTTTCTGTTTCGCAGCAGATCCGGAGTCAGTGGGCCAGGTGCCACGGGGGGAAAGACCGGGATCAAGCGTGATACCTGACATCGTTTTTATCATCGTGACCAGATCCGATGTACTGCCTCTGAGCCTGTCACCTGAGCGCCAGGCTTTTTGCAGTGCGTTAACGAAATCACTTGCGGCGCCCGGTGGCATCAGAATGACAGACAAATCCCCCTGTAACAGCCGCATTGCTGCAGACACGCCGGAGTCAACCATCCTGAAAGCATCGGCAACATCGCCCAGCATGGAGGCAGCATCGGCAATGACATCGTTCTGGATAAAATCAGAAATACCTGACAGCGAGAATGTGGAAAACATACTGTCAATCGCATCGTCGAAAAGCCCGCCTGACGTTTCCAGGCGCTTCGCCGTTGCCATTCCTGCCACCGGAAAAGAAAGTTCACCACTTTCCACAAACTGAAAGGAGACACGACACATGCGCCCTTCTGTACTGCTGTGAGTGATCCTGACCTGTCCGTCAATGCTGCCCTGCATTTCGCCATACTGCGGATGGACCAGCGTACCAGGGCCTGCGGTTTCAATGGCACCAATAAGACGATCCCGCCTGTCTGCGTAATCATCACCGACAAGATAAGCATTTATCGTCAGGCGGCGCGTGGCGCGACCTAAATCCTCCGTCCATGGCTTATCCCTGTTCGGATATTCATGTACCTGTACGCGGCGTCCAAAGGTGCTTTCATCATCTTCAACGGAGAAAGGTACTCCACGAAATGATGCATCACGCAGGCGACCGCGCCAGCCTGTTGAGGAGAAAAAAGCCATAGTTACCCCAAAAGAAAACCCGCATTAAGCGGGCTTCTATGTCGTCGATAAAGTGATTATTACGGTTTTGTCACTTTACATTTGACTTCCGTAACACCGGACGTGCCGTTTTTATTTATTCCTGCTTTCACTTCACCATTTTTCATAACTTTCACGAAAAATTGTCCACCGCGAATTATAAAACCAAAATCCCAACCACTTATGATATCTGACATGATGTCGTTGTTTGGATGGATTGGAATAATACTTTTCATTTCTGCAGGAGTATCGTCTGTGTTTTTGAATACAAATACCCCCTTGCTCATCCCATAAGTATAATCGGCATGAGTAACCAAAACACGCCCGCTTGCTGATTGAGCAGGACAAGTAATATCCAGAGATGTAGAGACCTCTCCTGTTGAGTTTATTGCTGCTTCAATTTCATTGACGAAATCAGTTGTAGGTGTTTTTTTTGCGAATACAGGGAAAGACAAAACCATCACACAAGCAGCAACCAATATTTTATTCATACTCCATCTCCAGATATTATTTATTACTGAAGGGAGAATACCCTACATCATGGGTAATGTTCATTAAAGGATTTCCCGTTTTCGGTATGTCCAGCACCCTCATGCCCTGTGGTGC